TTCGCAGATAATATCAATATAGGTCATAGGTTTTGTTTGACCAATACGATCTATCCTAGCTTCTGATTGTTGACGTTTTTCTAAATCATAACCGTTAGAGTAATAAATCATGTTACTAGCAGCAGTCAGTGTAATACCATAACCACCAGTTTGAGGTGTACCAATAAAAAATCTACAATCTTCATCCTCTTGAAAACGTTTTATGTTTTGTTGTCTTTCTTCTTGTGGTGTCAAACCGTAATAATCTACAAAAGAATTTTGATCAAATTCATCTGTGATTGCTTTTATAATTTGTTTAACATCATTTTGCCAGTGTGCCCAAATAACAACCTTGCCCTCTATTTCATTTAATACATCTATTAGTTCATCTATACGATTACTTTTAACTTGTTGCACTGTGCCATCATCAGATTTAAAATGACCACAAGTTATTTGTTGTAATCGCATTAATTGTGTTAGTGCGTTTGATGTTGTTAACATTTTACCATTTAATATTGCAAGTGCTTCTTTCTTCATTTGCTCATATACTTTAAATTGATCTGGTGTTAGTTGCACAATACGTTTCATAAAAGTTTTTTTAGGCAAATCTAAACAATCATCTTTTAATACACGATTAGAAAAAGGCTTTAATTTTTCTGATAATTCACTCAAATTTTTATAGCCAACAACTTTTTGAAAAGTTCGACCATTAAAAGACATATTTTTCATAATTGCATATCTAGTTCTAAATGTATACCAAGATGTATGATCTAAGAGCCAGGGGTCAAGGAACTCGCATTGTTTATATAAATCTAACGGTGATTTTGTTACGGGCGAACCTGTAAGTATTCTTTTATATTTTACATTTTTACCAAGCTCGACTATATTTTTTGTACGTTTAGCTTCTGGATTTTTAATAGTTGTTGACTCATCAACTGCCATTAAAGTTTCATGTGAGTTAATAAATTTATAGGCAAAATCTACACCTTTTTTAGTAGATAAAGACTCTACATTCATAATTAAAATATGTAAATCTGTGCCTGTTTTAAATAAAGTATTTAAATTTTTTTGTTGTTGTTTTGTAATATTTGCTTGCCAAAGAACTACGTTTTTTTCTATATGGTCAGGTAGATGTGTTGGTATTTCAGAACTATACCAATTTTTATAAACACCTTTTGGTGCCACAATTAGGACACCATTGATCTTACCATGGTCATAAAGTATTGCAGAATTATCTATTAATACTTTAGATTTACCAGTACCCATTTCCATAAAATAGGCAAAACATTTTTTATCCCAAGATATTTCTAATGCCTTAAGCTGATGTGCGTATGGCTTAGTTTTAAACTTATAATTCATATCTTTTTCTTTCTTGACTTTTATATATAGTAACCTTATAA